AAAGTGTTCAAGCATCCGGGGTCTCTTTTATGCATAGGGTGTACCTTGTATGAAGGTGCTTACAGAACCGATCGGCTGTACGGTTACGCCCCCGGATGCCAGCACACATTTGCGAGTCTGTTGTACAAAATTCGCCCCGCAAAATCTGAATTGTAGGTGGCGGCAGAAAAAAGACGGCGCGTCGTGCGCCGAAGAGGAAAAGAAAATGCAAAATCCTTTCAAAAAGAACTGTTGTGATGGCCTGTATAATTCATTCGATGTACACTTTACAAGTTCTTGTGATAATAAATGTGCCCACTGTATTGACACTCGATTCCACGGGGTTGGTGCAGCAGTTCCTAATGTACCGGAAATTGTAAAAACAATAGTCGAACATTGCAACGGATACGACGATGTTCTTTTTCTTGGAGGGGAGCCATGCCTATTTCTTGAAGAACTTGTTTCGTGCATCAAGGAATTAAAAAACAAAACTAAGTTGAAATTGTTTGTAACAACTGCGGTGCCTAAAAAATGCTTTGACAACAGGGCGTTGTTTTTAGAATTGATTTCCTTGATCGACGGAATAAATTTATCAGTACAGTCTCACGATGAAAAGATAGCAGACGAAATAAGAAAAACCAAATCTAAATATGATCGGCAGTCTTTTTATGCTTCGTTACCCAAAGAAAAAGTGCGGATAAATTTAAACATAGTAAAACCATATTTGTATACTCGTTCCGATATTTCGGACTGCATTCGTCATTATGACGGAATGGGTTTTGATGAAATAAAATTATCCGAAATTCAACACGGCAAAGATTGCTTCGTTTCTTTCGAAAACACATTTGACATTAAATTGCCATCACCATTTTACGGTGGGTGCCAGTCTTTTGTTGAATTAAAAAACATAATTCCCGGCGTTAAAGCTAAACTACTTTTGAAGCGATCATGCTTTATGTGTGAAAAAACTTTATCAGCATCGTTTATGGACGGGATAAAAGGGTTATATAAAATTTTTGCTCCGGCAAGAAATATGTACGGGGTTGTATATGCAAACGGAACCTTATCGAAAGGATGGGTGTAATGTTTACTAAAATCGTGAGATGGATCATAACTACCACAAATACTATTCGCGGTGGGCACTGCGGAGCAGGCCATTGCTTTTAAGATTGCGCACGTCCTGTGCGCGGAATGCCGCCACGGGAACACTAAGGAAGCGGGGCGAACTTCGTACAACAGTCGCATGCTGTTCGCTCCGCACATTTTGAAGCAAAACGTCAGCATGCATAGTACGTTATGAGGTCAGGTATGAAAAAAATCGCAGTAAATAGATTTGAAAAAAAAGATAATCTTTCTGTTAAAGAAGAAAAAGCTCTTTGTTTATATATTTCTAATGGTAATGATATAAAAAAGGCTTTTATAGATGCTGGTTATCGTCCATCCAATGCTCAACGTAGTGGATACAACCTGTTAAAAACTCAAAAGGCAAAAGATTTTTTAGCGCTAAAAGTCGATGTTGCATTAAAAAGATATAATAAAACTGCTGATAATGTTCTGGAAGAGGCAGCATTGATAGCCTTTTCTGATCCTGCCAATTTATTTGTAAAAGATGAAGGTGGCGGGATTGCTCTGAAGAATATTTTTGAAATGGGACCAGGGCGTCGGGCGATTAAAAAAATAAAGCACACTCAGCGGGTTACTGACATTGGCGGAAAAGATGAGGATGGAAATACCAATAAGCTGATAGAGAACGTGTACGAATACGAGTTGTGGTCAAAGGAAGCCATGATACGATTGCTGGCAGAACATCATAAGATTACCGAGGGTGGGAGTGGAGGAGGTAATACTGTTATTATTCCACTTTTATGCATACCTGATAATGGCAGGAATCAAGATTGAAACCTGTAGGATATTCCGGAGATGGAAGGCCTATAATTGGACCACAACCCGGACCGCAGACCCAAGCACTGCTTTCATCTGCCGATATTACATTTATGGGAGGACCAGGAGGGGGAGGGAAAAGTGTTGTTTCTACTCTTGCAGCTTGTCGATACGCTCATATCAAAGATTATACCGCAGTAATTTTTAGGAGACAATATAACGATATTGTTGGTGGGGGTGGGTTGTGGGATATTACTCAAGATATTTATCCCGCAATCAATGGGTACGGTGTAAGGGGAAAAACCGAATGGACGTTTCCTTCAAATGCTTATATAAAAATAGGACATTTAAATAATGAATCGGATAAATTTCATCACCAAGGATTGGCTTGGACATGTGAAGTATTTGATGAACTTCCACAGTTTACTAAAAGTCAGTTTTTTTATTTACAAACCAGGAATAGAAATTATGGTGAATGTAGAATAAAACCATTTACATTTTGTACAGGAAACGCTGATGCTGATACCTGGTGTGCGGAGTTTTTTCAATGGTGGTGGGACCCCGAAACAGGATATGCTATACCCGAAAGAAGCGGAAAACTACGATATTTTTTAAGGGACAGGAATACCGATGAAATAGAATGGGTATCTCCTGATGCAAGAGATGAGGATAGAAGACCACCGACAAGCGTAACCTATATCGATGCTCCTCTTGATACCAACGAACTGATGCCCAACCGGGAAGAATATAAAGCAAAGGTAATGGGAACTGACCGGGTAACTAGGGAACGAATAGGAAAAGGAAACTGGCTTATTACTGAAGCTGGAAATTTATTTGATCCTTCATGGATAGAGATTGTCGATAGTATTCCACCAGAATTGAAACAATCTCGATATTGGGATCTTGCAGAAACTGAAAAGGATGAGGAAAAGAAAAATGATCCGTGTGAAACGGCCGGAGCTAAAGGAGGGATATATGATGGGATATTCTATGTAACCGACATAGAGGCTTTCCAGAAAACCCCAGGGCAAGCTGAAAACATAATGCGCCAGACTGCAGAGACAGACGGACGGGATGTAGAAATAGAATGGGAAGAATCAAAGGCTACAGGAAAATGGGGGTCAGAATATCTTCTTCAGATATTCAAGGGCTTTAGTGCAAAGGCTGATCCAGTTAAAGAGCAGAAGGAAGAGAGGTTTAGGCCATGGGCAGCATGGGCAGAATTTGGACGGGTTAAATTTTTGCGGGGGTCGTGGAATAAACCTACACTATCTCAATGTGCCAGATTCCCATATGGGAAAAAAGACAGGGCTGATGCTATATCAGGATTGTTTAAAAAGTTGGTAGGCCCGAAACCAATTATTGAATATTACAATCCGCTGGTTCATGTTTCCAGTTTTAATAAAGAGAAAACCGAGTTTGATAAGATTCAACCTCAAAATGTCAGCGTATACATCGTTCTGTGGTTGGAAGAAACCGGGGGCGTGTATGGTGGATGCTATTTATGGTCTCATGCCAAACGTAAGCTGAAGGTCTATAACGAAATTTTTCAGCCGTATCCGATTCCGCGGTTGTTGGCAGAGGAAATCAGGGAGAAAGCAATTGTTCAACTGGAATCGCAGGAACATTTTGTCACAGTAAGGAAAATATTTTGCAACGAAGCCATGGCAAAGAAGGGAAAGTCGAACATAAAGAAGGAATTGCAGAAATGCGGCATACGAATTTTTGAGGGGGCTATGTATGATGAGCATTCCTCAGTGTTTCGGGTAAACAAGATGTTTGCCGACAACATACTTCTCTTGCACTCTGACTGTGTTGAGACTGATGTGCAGTTGCGCCGGATGTGCTATGAGAATAAAAAGATACCTCAAGGTTATCCACTGGTAAGATCACTGATGATGATCGAGGCTCATATAAAAGAGGAGACGCGAAAGTCGGATCAGGGGATGTTTATTGTCCCGTATTCTCGCAAAAAAATGCAGATTAGGGAGAAGTTGATAGGTAATCAGCAAGATACCGTAAAAAAGGTATCAGAATACGAAAATTTATTATGAATTTAATATAGGTTTATATATATTTATAGCATGCCCAGAGGACAGAAAAAAACACCTATTTCTCAGACAAAGCATATTGTGTATTCGGTGATAGAAAAAAATCGAAAAGCGCTTGCCTATTTCGAGAGAAAACTGATGCATGAAATTCATGTTGATGACTGCTTGCAGGTCAACAATTGTGATGTGATAAATCACGCCGTAAATCTCGCATACGAGTATGATCGACCGAAGACAAGGAGACGGGATGACGTTTAACTGCGAAGAGTGCAAGGATACCGGATATGTGATCAAGGTGGACATCCTCAACGCAAAGAAAATGCGAGTGGTATGTCCCAAATGCCATGGTATCAAGCCGCGTGATCCACTTGATCCCGATGGTATACGCAGCGTACACGTACCGGCTCAAATTTATCTATGGCAGGAATTTAAAAATGATAAGCCCATAGCCACATTAGAGTTATGGGTGCGACCGATTACCGATAACGGAAAGGTTTTGGAGGTAAGGGATACCCCGTTGTCGAAGCCGAGACCGCGCATATACATATCGATCCGGGACATGCACACCAAACCGAAGTACCGTAAGCAAGGCATTATGGACCGGTTATTAATATGCGCTTTTCAGGATAACCGAGTGGAATGGTTTGAAACCAGTTGGGATGACAGTACCGAGGAGGGGCGTAAATTCTTGCTGAATCGTGGATTTCATAGGGAAGAAGATAAATTGGTTTTCGAACGCCAGAAGGAGCCGGGGAAGAATTGAAAACCAGCATCATCACTGTGGTCGGGTTGAACTCAAAAACAGAGTTTCATATTGATTTTGACGTTATCAAGCTGATAGCCAATGCATTTATGCAGGATGCACCGCGGGATCAGAGAACTTTAAAAAACGTGATTGATGTGGTTAAACTCTGCGAACAACTCACCGAAATAGCGAACGCAGAGATTGCGGCGGTGGATAACAAAGTAAAAGAGGAAATTTATAAGGTAATAGGGGAAGGAATACTTCATGAACAGGCAGGCTTGGATCGATGGGATGACGAACAGTACACGCCAAGAACTGGAAAAGGAATTAACGGTAAGGACACTGAATGACGATCAGCGCAAGTATTTGATTCGTCGTATAAACGGGATACGAAACATTGATTATCAGACGCAATGTGAATGTGGAGCATCAATCCATGTCTTGTTGGTCAGTAGTAAGCCGGTAAAGAAATGTCTTGGATGCGGAAGAGATAATTTTGAGGCATCCGATTTGAAATACATAAAAAAGGAGGATTTGCATGTTCTGTCCAGGTAAATGGAACGCTATTCGAAGAGATGAGAGTGCAGAAACATCGACTACTGGTAAAATAATTATTCCCGACAGTGCTAAAGACAGCCGAACTCCATTTCGCGGAGTTGTTTCATTGGCTGGCGTTGATAATCAATGGGTTCAGCAGGATGATGTTGTAAGGTTTGACCGGGTTGGAACGCAAAAGGACGGGTTCACGGAGACTATAAATGGAATACAATATGCATTCGTAAAAGAGGAATACATAATTATGGTTGAAAATCGTGATGCCTTTAAACCTTCCGAATAAAATAAAAAACAATTTATTGTGAACGAAATTCGTCATATTCGCATTGAAGGAGATATTGCATATGTTCCATTAACGAGGGGACATGAGGCGGTTATTGATGTGATGGATGTTTCGTTGATTAAAAAACGTAATTGGTTTGCTGTACCGGCAGAGAACACCGTGTATGCTTGTTGTTGTTCCAGAAGTGATGAGAATGGAAAACGACACACAATTTCCATGCATCGATTTATTACAAATGCCCCTTTCGATGTTGAAGTTGATCATCGTGACAGAAATGGATTGAATAATAGAAGATTAAACTTACGATTTGCTACTGCTTCTCAAAATCAACATAATCAGAAAATTCATCAAAATAACACATCTGGGTTCAAGGGTGTATACTGGTATAAACAAAATAAAAAATGGCGTGCACAAATTTATTTAAAAAGAAAATTAAAATTTCTTGGATATTTTAATAATCGTGAGAAAGCCGCTGAAGCATATGCTGAAGCAAGTCGCATGTTGCATGGTGATTTTGGAAGGGTTGCATGAACAAGCTTTTCGTCTACACGTTCGCCACAGGTCGATATCAAGCGTTCTCCGACCTGTGGCGCTTTTGTATTCACCATGAGTATCCGGAGTATCGACCGATGGTGTTTACTACTTGGGGACCGCCACAAAGCCACGGATGGGGACCGTACTATGGGGCAGTCATGAGATATGTCATGGAGCCACCAGTCGAGTATTACCGGGAAGGATTTCAGTATTTCTATATCGGTGACGTGGATCTCTTTATTCTACGCAGTGAACCTACTCTCATGGAGTATCACCTGCAAAGCATGCAGCAGACCGGTCAATGCTATTCCAACGCCAAGGGTGGGCGACCGGTGACCGGCCTGCACTTCGGGCACGTATCATGGTTTAAGCGCACCAAAGAGGCCAGAGAGAAGTATTATTGGGCGTTACGCCGGGGAGAAATCGGGAAAGCAGTGGGAGAAGATGAATACATTCTCGCCAAGATAATAACCGAATCAGGTATGCAGTTGCCAGCAAGGGACTCCCTTGTGAGAAGGCATTTTGGTATCCACGCCGGAGCAATCAGGGGTATGACCGACGCTGATGCAGCCAAAATAAGGCTTCGTGCCAGGATACCGCGGGACCGGGCCGAACGATGGCTGGGGATAGTTAATACGCAAGAATATCGAGCGATTTTTAACAAGATAAATAACGTTGACCGGCAGATTGCATGGGAATTGCACCAAATTGAGAAGTTTTGCTGTCAGAAATGTAATGAGAGGGTATGATGAATCAGATAAGAATAAGTTTAATCTATGGTAAAGGGAAAAATAGTGTTTTTTTGCCAGTGATTGGAAAAATCAAAAAAATGGCCGGGCTGCCAGTGTATGAGGTAGAAATAACAAAGGGAATGGTTGATCAATTGGTAAAATTAGAGGGTAAAAAAAGTATTAAAAAAAATGCCAATAGTCAGAAAATTGAATACCAAAGTGAGAAAAATCTCGGGTAAAATAAAAAAGTAGAGTTAGAAAAATGAATATCAAATTAAAACAACATTGTTTTACCAACGGAACCAAAGTATGAATGAAGTTTCTGTCATAATCCCCATAGGAGACGCCTACAATGGCAAGGCTATGCCCGATCGATGGGAAGCACTGGCATTCTCTATTCGCACATTCTACGCCAAGCATAAGGCCTTGGAGCTGGTGATTGTTTTGCAGGACACTATGATGCCCGGAAAGGTAGTGGATGTCATCAATAAATTTATGTGTCTCGGTAAGCGATATGCAAAAATCATACCAATAGAATATAAAACCTTCAACAAAGGGTGGTGCTGTAATGTCGGAGCTAAGGCCGCACGGTTTAACACCATCGCTATCGCCGAGTCTGATATGTGGGCACCTAAACCATATCTCAACGAAATAACTGAATGCGATTGGATTATTGCATGGGATAACCTTTGCTACACGTCGGAAGTTCATCGAAAGATGATTCTATCCGGGATAGCAGTTAGTAATGATATCGCAGAACGAAGAGGGTCAATGTTCGTTCATCCTACCATCGGAGCGAGTGAAGGCGGGATGGTTTTATTCAACAAAAAATTCTTTTTTTCCATTGGTGGATGCAATGAATGGTTTGAAGAGCTGGGAGGCCCAGATAATGAAATCGCCAGACGTGCTCAGTTTGCATCAAAAACCTATATTATGCATAACCAAACTGTGTATCATTTATGGCATCCCAAATGTAGAAATTTGAAGAATCCGATCAGGTTGAAAAATGTTAAACTCTATAAATCAACGTGCAGACACCTGAAAGAATTCAATACGTTTTTATCAAAACAGCAATTCGGTAATCCTGAAGCGCCATTGCGTGCTCATAAAACATTTAAAGAGGCATGGAATGAAAGTCATCAAAATGCGGCCGTCACACCAGCCGGTGATTAGATCAGTAATCAAGGTATTCAAGCCTGAAGCTGTTGTAGAGTGTGGGTGTGGACCGAACAGCACCCCGATATGGTCGGCAGGATGCAAGTCGGTTGTAGGGATAGAGCACAACCAGGAATGGATTGATGCCATAGCTGATAAGTGCGGAAAAAACGTGGTATTCGTTTCAAAGCAGTTCGGAAACCTGGTATTCAGCACATACCCTGAAAAGCTGATACTAAAGCAGCGTAAGGAAATATACTACTGGTATCTATTGCTGCCGAAGAAGCTGAAGATTGATTTGCTGTTCGTTGATTCTTTCGCCGGAACAAGAGTGTACTCACTGATGGCTATGGCCCGACACGCCGGGATTACGATGTATCACGACACAGAGTATGAAAAGTATTGGTATCGGTACTTCGAAAAGAAGCTGCCGGAGTATTACCCGAAGGGATGCAGGCATTTTTCGTATCGACCGAGGGTGCATGGGGTAAAATCGGATGCTGACGGATACCGTGAAATTGCTCGACAGGAACCGTGTACAGATTTGATATTTCGACCGGAACATTACGGCAGGCTGGAATTGTTTCAAGAAACGCTGCATGAGGAGCATGAAAAGTATTATTGGGAAGGTGCCAAGATGGAGTTTGTTGAGGTATGAATGATCTGGTGGTGTGCTGGACCCCATTTAATTTTTTCTTATTTCCATTCAAAGATTGGAAGACTCAAGAAGTTCATCCGGTACTGAAAGAAGGATGGATCAATGATCGATATATGATATGGAGAAAATTCACGTATCCAAGCATAGCAGTACAGAATGGAAAATTTGTTTATTATTTGATGTGTAACATTCAAACTAAGCATATTACCGACAATATTTTTAGCCAAGTAATGAAAGAAGATTCCAGAGTTAAACTTCTTTATTTCGGGACTAAAAATTACAATGATACTATGAAGCTTTTAAGGGAGAATTACGATACTACCTATGCAGTTCGTATCGATTCTGATGATATGTATTCTCGGGATACGTTTGAATACATTTTAAATGAGTTTCCAGTATCAGAACAGTACGGATATTTTCAACGCGGATATGGATATTGCTATTACAATGGCAAGATGTGGAAGTATGATTGCTGTGGCAGTGGACCATTCTACGTGCAGAAATATGTTAAAGGGATGTATCGGTTTGATCCGGTTGAGCACACATATATCAAAAGTTTCGGAGCTGTTGTGCTGGAAGACGGACATTTCGTCGTGAATGTTCACGAAATGAATCACTCCACAATAGTGAGACCACCAAGATTCAGTGAAGAACTGCATGGAATGAACAAGCTGAAGACGATCAAGAGGTTTCTGCATAAATGAATTTTCCCATTATTTCAATAAAAACCACATCGGTATGTCAGTTGCGATGTAAAAACTGTTTTGTGATTCCATGGATGGAGAAGAACAGGAACTTTCATTGGTCTATTCCGAGCGTTAAAAGGTTTATCGATGCATGTACAGCAAGCGGATATCATTTCAAAATTGTACTGCTTTCAGGCGGAGAACCCCTGTTATGGAAAAACCTTATCGAGGCAATGAAGTTGATTAAGGAAGCGGGGATAACCGATCAGATCAAAATGCTTACGAATTCAATAGCGATAACCAGTAAAAACCTTGAGTGGCTGAATGATGTTCTTTCCTTGGTTGATAACATGAGGATATCAAGGTACATCGGAAACGAAAAGAGTATTGAACTCATAGAAAAATATTTTGGCGACCGGAGTAACGTTCATATTTCAGACAAAACAGAATTCGTTATTCAAGCTGATAAGCCGATCAGGGCATCGTTGCCGGCAGAGTGTGCTTGTAACTATCCTACGATATTCGGAGACAGGATAGATATATGTGGTGGAATGAGATTTCTGAATTTACTGCATGGGCTTGATGCTGACCTGTGTTTGACGATACCGGTAAGAAAAGGATTTTTACATAGGCTGTCGACCAGTGAATGTATTCAAAAGAAATACATGCAGTCGGCATGCCAATATTGCATGGTGAATAAAAACGTTTTATCTTTTTTGAAAAAAGAGAAAAATTACTGTTTGAAAGGTGAAGAAAATGAAAATTGTAATGCTCGATATTTCCACGGCCTGCGGAGCAAAGTGTAAATACTGTCTTCATCAATATCGAAATATGGTGAAGCCGCAGTTCATGGTTTGGGAAGCATTCGTTAAAATAGTGGATATCCTGAAGCGTGAACGATACGATTATGTTTATCCGTATCTGTCGGGGGAACCTATTTTACATCCTAATTACTGGAAAATGATAATCAGGATGTCGAATTCTGCAATGGTGACGAATACGGCTACTAAGCTGTGTTTCGTTATCGATGAGTATGAGATGCGCGAAGCATTCAAGAGAATGAATTGTCAGTTGTATTTCGATGTTACTATCGATGCACCTGACCAGACAATTCAGGACAACATTGCGAAGCACATCAATAACGATTTGGTGTTTTCCAATTTGGATAAGTTAGCAACTGAGGCGCGTACAAAAAGGATCACCATATCGGTTGTAACCGTGGTTAATCGATATAACGAATGGCACCTGAAAGAGATTAAGAGGCGCGTGAATGACTGCGGGGTAACGCGATGGGCAGCAAAGCCGATGGGGTACTACATGGGATATCGGATGCTTCCGGAGGACGAGGCGACGATTGCCGACATGGCGCCGGCAAAAAGCACCCGGTTTTCGGTGGTCGACGGGCATGTTGTGAGCAAGATGAAACAATGTGGCAGCTTTATTAAGCCTGTGATAGGTCCGACCGGGAACGTTACCATTTGCTGCCATGATATGTTGTATCATGAATCCGATTGGAATGTCCTGAAGGTTGGATCTCTGGATTCCATAATCAATAGTCCTGGTTATCAAAAGAAATTGGAATTAGGTCGCAGGATGGAATTGGGAATATGCAGGAGGTGCAATTGAAAATATCTATTCTAATAGTCTACACTGGTGGTACTCTCAATGCCATTCATAAAACGATTTTGAATTGCCGTGGCATAGTTCCGGTGGAAGAAATAGCAATTTATTGTAATGACAGAAAAGATGTTATGTCGATGTGTAAATTATCAGAAAAGGTAATGATTACACCAGGATTGTTGTCGATGAATCCGCTTAACATCCTGGCCTGTTTGTGTGTCGGTGATTGGATTGCGATAGTTGATGAGAATACCGTAGTCGGAACCCAGTTTTTTTTACCGTTTCTCACAGAACGCTTGAATGAAAACAAAATCTATTATCCGGAACATGAACATCTGAATGCTCGATACTCTCAATTTTTGGGAGTGGATATCGATGAGGAGTATTTTATTGATCATGCCGGAGAGGCGGACTTTGAAAGCCTTGTTGGTGGTATGAATTGTGTTATTAATCGTAAGGTGTGGTTGGACAGGGTATCCGATAACGACACTATGATTGCGGTAAATTACTCTTGCCTGAAAAACGGTATGGTAATCAATGTAGTGAAGGGAATGATCTGCAAGAGTATAGTGAGGCGAACGTTTAAAAGTTCAAACCATTATCAGGTGGTGCGCGAAAACGAAGTCAAACCGGCAGAACAGATAAAGGATCGGAACTGGAGTGCGTGTGATCAAAAAATCAAACAAGACAACTGAAAAAGACTTCCAAGTATTCAAGAAAGAATGTGAATATTGGATAAAGTATTTCGGTATGTATGAATACTGCGTTACTTTTTTTCACGTAAAAAGGGAAGGGCTTGCCGCTACCCAAGTTAACAATGACCGGTCAGAACATATGGCGCAGATGATACTTTCTACTCATTGGGGGTTTGATGAAGTATCACACAAGATGCTATGCCGGTCAGCATTTCATGAGGCGCTTGAGCTTTTGACCTGGGAATTGGGGGATTCGGTTTCAAAGATTCACGGTGCATGGTTCGAACGCGATCAAATTCATAAGTTAATAATGAGATTGCAGAACACAATTTTCGAGGAATCATATCAAAGAAGGTATTGTGCTACAGCCAGGAAAAGGTATTGAAACTGCCGTAAAGATAATCAACATGGCCATGGGGTATGCCAAGGTCCAGTACTGGCTATGCTTTGGTGGTCTTTGGGGATTGATCATGAATAAGGGAGTAATACCCGACGGGGATCTCGATATCTGTGTTTTATACGGTGAGGACTACAAGAGGATTCAAAAATCGTTTTCAAGCTGCCCGGGCGGGTACACTATGGCTCATGCGATGCTCGATGACACCGATCGATCAAAGGCGTTACATTGCTCATTCAATAGCTCCCAAGGATTTCCGCATATCTGTTTAAGTTTCTGGTATCTCCATAAAGGTATTCGGTATTACTGCCATGACCAGAATTTCGAGGTACATGGCGAAGGAGTACCGCCATCGGGCTATTGGTTCAAGGGTGTACCTGAATCAGCAATTGGAGAGACACGGCTTGTAGAGTGGCCTGGAATCAACCAGATGGCAAAGATAAGCGTTCCCCGACTTCCCGGAGCCATTCTCGACCACCTATACCCTGATTGGGCATATCGAAAGCAACGGTATGAAGTGAAGCGAAATCAGGTTCAGGAAGATAAGATGGTGAGCTACCATAAGGGTGGCGCCGTATCACCATATCGGGTACACGTCCAGAGTATGGCACAATTTAGGGATGAGAAGTATATCGGAAAAGAATTGGGAAATAGCAGACGGGAGTACGAGGCACTTTTGAAAACGAGAGTATAAGTTGCTTTAACGATAAAATTGTAGTATTATTATAGATGAACGGCGAACCGTTATGAGGTTTATATAAGTCCGGCAGCGGATGCCGAAATCCGTTCAAAATAGCCAAGGATGGCAAAATGGCAGCATGGACGCAAAGCCGAAGACGTTTGAAGTCATTATTTTGTGGTGATTTCAACGTCTTTTTTTATGGTGAAAAATGAAGCTTGTCCGTTGTAGAAATGGATTTCTCGACGTAAAGAATGGCAAGTGCGGTCATTTTTTTGCCATACTCACCGACTCCCAAGTAGCTGCACTCAAGACCGACCCCGAAGGCGGACCGATATTCCGATGTTCTTCATGTCCCCCTGACCAAAGATGGATGAGGATTGTCGACCAAGGCCAAGGCCCTGTAATAGAAGTCATATCAAGGCCGAAAGAAGGACTTGATGAGTTGCTTTATACCGAGGAAAAAGTTTTTAACCAGATAGGGTAACGATATGGGTTCAAATAGAGAAAAAGTAGCCGCAAAATTTGCCAAACTGACCAAGTATGACAAGGCGTCAAACCGATACAACATCAACGTAAGGATTGAGCGCAAAGAGATCAACGGGACACCGCAGATGACATACACCTGCGAAATGTACAGCAATGGTCCGTGTTGTGCTACTGTCGACTCAAAAGAGCCGGAGAAACAGCCGCTTCAAAAAGAATTCACCGACAGGTCGGCGTTCGTGGAATACGTGAACAAACTGATTGATGAGGTGGATGACCAGTTGTGAAATCCCGATACGACTATTCCAAGCCGAGGCCCACCTCAGTAGAGGAGCCTAAATATATTCGCAGCCAGTGGTTGCAGAACATGTTTAATCGGTATGAGGATTATTATCAGTCAGAGATAACCCATATCATCCGCAACCAAAGGTTTTATTGGGGGCGCGACTATGGTCAATGGCCTTCCTATGTAATCGAGATTCTGAAGAATCAGGGACGTACCCCGCCGACGTACAACATCACGGCAGCAAAGATCGAGAAGGAGCTTGGGAGCTTCATTGCCAACGGGTTTGACATGAAATGGGAAACAGTTTCGGGGAAAAATAGCAATTGGGCTAATTACCTGACGGACATGGCTCTCTCCGATAAACGAAACTGCGATTGGCAGACCTCAAAGGTTATCGCCATGAGGGACATGAAGGTCTGTGTCGGGTACGAGAGAATGGTTATCAGTGATAGATTTGATTCCACGTTTGGTAATATCGGGTTTGAACCATTGCCGCCGACGCACATTTACATTGATCCAAGCTGGAAAACTCCCCATGCATGGGACATCGACAACTATTTCGAGTGGGGTATGTTCACACCGTCACAGATAATTGAGATGTTTCCGAATGTTGCTGATGAGTTGGCGGAGTGGAAAGAGCGTGAAGAATTTACCGGGATAAATTTTGGAGATTATAATGCGGGTGTCCAGCGGTGGCAAACCACTGAACAGAAGTGGGGAGATTATCATAAGGTAATTACATTTCATAGCCTGCGAAAGTATACACGGGATTGGGAGTATGATTTGATCAACAAGTGTCCGTTTCCTGAAACCGGATTCCCTGAAGGGTCAAAAGAAGAAGCGGAAGCAAAGCGTCAGTATATAGTCGAAGCCGGACTCAACGAGGGTGACTATACCGTAGTCAAGCAAAAGAAACGTGAGAAGCGCATTGAAGTCAAATGTCCTACACTGAATATTGAAATGTTTCTTGCTGCCGGTAAAGACAGAATTCAAACCAATAATTGCAATATCTATCCGCTTGGAAATAGCATGTACGGTCAGTTCAGAGGAGTGGTTGATGATCTGTACGACATCAACATCGATTTCAACAAAGAGCAGATGAATGAAAACGAGATGATGTTGACCGCCGCCAAGGGATCATACATAATGGACGAGGCTCTTGCCGGGGGTGATGAGGGTAAAAAGCGCGAAATTGAAATGCGGTCGAATGTTCCAGGTTCAAAGATATGGGTTGCCGAGGGAACCACACAGGATTTAGGTCCGCACGGAGGGATAATTGAACTTCCGCACCAGCCAATTCCCACCGATATGTTCAACTACTCAGGGAGGAAGCTTGATCTTGCTGACTGGCTTACCTCACCGGCGGCGATGGATTCTCGTAACGATAACCCCAACGCATCTGGAAAATTGTTTCAATCTCAGGTTCAGGTCGGACTTGTCGGGCAGCAGTATCCAATGTCGATTATCGAGCGCAATGAAACTGAAAAGATGATGGCGTATGCTCTTCAGTCAAAGATTACATATTCCGGGTATCCCCGCACGTTCGCCAAGTCAGAGGGTAAGGGTGAACCGCTTGAAATAAATACTCCGGGAGTTGATCCGATCGGAAGACGCATTATTATCAACAACATCTCAAAAATGCCGGAAATGAAATGTACTCTGGTAAAATCACTTTCAGGGTTGAATATCAGAAGCGAGCTCAGGGATAACTACCTTGGCTCACTTCAGCAATTCAATGATCCGAATGATCGATTGGCAAAATTGATTATAATGGAGGCCCTGGCACAGACTATGGATTACAGTGATGAAACGAAAGAGGAGTTGAGAAAAGCGTATATGATGCTGAAGGCAAATGCGGCACTGGCGCTTACTCTTAATCAAAGAAGGTTGATGATGCAACTTCAGGGTCCGGCGGTAGTACAACCTCAACAACAGGTCATTGACAATCAGCCGGATGTAACCGAAGGAAAGTTTGATGAGATAGAAGCTCAACGTGGAACATTACAGGAACAACCACAACTTATGGAGGCGGCATGAATAATTTAAACAGTCAGACACCGGGAGAGAGTGGCAAGAGGCCGCTATCTTCCAAACAGTCTTCGGGGCGAACTCAACACGCCCGGATGACTACGGCAAAAAAAGTTGAGAACAACGATAACCCGGCAGGAATGCCGAAACGCAATTAACCTATCAAGATACGTTCTGAAGGAGTTTTTTAAATGATGACAAACGAGGTCAAAGAAGCAGTCAAGGGCAAAACGACGGAAGAGATCAAAGCTATGATCAAAAACAAAGAAATCGTAGTTCCAGCGAATGAAAAAGATCGCGACGAGTTTCTGCTCTATGCGTCGAAGAAGCCCGAAGAAAGAGACGTTTCCGTATCAAACGACGATCCGGCGAAGGCCGTACCTGTCACACCTGTCCCGCCTGCTGAAGATGGGCACAAGGACGATAAGGACGGAAGCATAGCCGACGATACGTCGGGTAAGTGGTGGGAAGAGTTGGGACATGCAAGTGCGAAGGAGGCCATTGATTCTCACAAGAAAATCTATGCCCTCAATCAGCAACTACAGACCACACTCGACAACATCAATGCCAAAGAAGGAAAGCGTGGCAGGGAACTCAAAGAGCTGAAGGAGGAGAAAGATCGAATCCTGAAAGAGCTTGATGAATTGAAAGCCAAAAGTACGCCAGTAGTGAAGAAGCCGACAAAACCGGTACGGCCAAATCCGAAGGATTTTGACGAGGGTGTGCTCGATCCTGGTTATCAGGAAAAACGGGATGAGTATACTGACGCCATGGAGGTCTACAACGAGCAGCTTCTTGCATTTGAGCGCCAGGAGAATCAGAAAAGGATTGACGAACTCAGAACTGTAATTCCCAAAAAGGAAGATACGGAAGGTGAGTCAACACCTGATGGTGCTGTCAGCGCGTGGAAGAAACTGTACGACGAAGACATTCCGGCATTTCAAAAGAAATTCGGTGTTGAAACTACTGTACCGATTGGCCTTATCAGCGAGAATCTCAACAAGCAGAATGGTATAACAACCAAGGACGCTGCTGAAATGGCGCGAGGAAAAGCATTTATCGATAGTGTTCCAAAGCGCGATATGGAGATTTATGCTAAGGTAAGGACGGCTGTCGAAATGGCGTATGATTTTACGTCGAAAGGCCCGGTTTCCAAGTACGCCAAGGGTATGGAGACCGCGATAATCGATCATGACATGCTTGGCGAAGGCAAAGCCTTTAACATTGTAAAACCAACTTCTCTTACACCTGAAGAGGAAAAAGCCCTTCGAGAGAAGAAAAACAAAGAAAACGAATCGACCGTATCTCCGATACCTGGCAGCAAGCTGGCGAACGGGGATGCATCGGCGTCCAGTACGATGACCAAGGAAGAAAAAACGAAGCGATATAAGGACCTGATGGATGCTTACAAAGTAGCCTGTAGGAATGGAACTCAGGCAATGAAAGACTTTGAAGCGAGTGCTCCTTATGCTGAGTTCAAGAAATTGGGAATCGATCTCGGATACCAGAAGGCCGGTACGTTCAGGGGATAACCTATGAGTATCAATTATCCTGCTGGAATTGACGAGGGACTATACATTGAGACGATTCTGACCAAAGTACGGTCGGAATATCTTCCCAATGATATTTTCGACTCGCTTTCAGCCAATTTCATCAATCCGACAGCGGATGAACCAATGCAGATCCCGCAAGAGGTTTATCTGAAAATTCAGGCAGATGCAACTAAGTCCCGCACCATTAAAGTGGCAATGCGGAAGGAATTCAGCGGAGCTCCGAACCTTGGTTCGAATGCGGACCCGAGGCTTACCGAGGAAGATGCGGAACTGAAGTTTTGGACCATCCGGTATACCGACCTGTCGAAAACCACCGCCAACCAGAACTATGGTATTGGTGCCATTGAGAAGAAGCCTTTCAATGTGTTCGAGTATCGAGTTGAAGGTATGGCGACGTGGTACAAACAGTATTTCGGGAAAATGCGCCGGCAGACCCTTCTTCAGCTTCAGAGTGAAAACCTTGAAGACGCACCGCACTTTCTTCCCTCCGGACTTTCGCCGAGTTGGTTTATTCCCAACCGCAGCGCAGCGCAGCAGCCCGTGTGGGTGACCGACCCGCAGGATTGGGTTGATACCGTTGCGGCCGCGGTAACAGCGGCAGGGACCGGTATAAGCGCGTGTGCCAGCCTTGGGTTTTTCATGGAACTTGAGGATTGGGCGCGTGGAGACGGCCACAAAACCCCGATTCTGTTCCCCGACGGGAGTGACGGGTATGTCATTACCCTCCCGACACCGCAGAAAACATGGCTGCTTAAACTGATACAGGACGGAAACGTCGGGTATCTGTGGACCGCAGCAGCCAGTATGAGCCAGGATGTTCTGAAGAAGTATCCGAACTCCATCGGACGCTTTCAGGGACTTCATTTCGTTGAGGACTCACGGTATCCGACCATTACCATTGGTGGAAGCGCCAGCAATAGCGGAAGCTACCTCAGCGACGGTGGGGCGGATTACACCATAACCTGCAAGTACTACGGGTGTGGACGCGCCGACGACGGTACGAGCGATCCGAGGGATAAGACCGCGAATGCCCGACAGATCGGTTTTCTGCTTGCTGCGAATGCAATGGGTGAGGTAATGCCCGAAGATTTCCATTGGGAGTACGAGTACGAAATGTACGACAAGTATTTCGGTGCCGGGATCTTCTGCAGTGTCGGCATGGAGCAGGTTCGATTTGACGTGACCAGTGGTGACGCGACGACCATGCAGCAGGATGGTTCTGCTGTTATTCCGTTCGCAGTGCCGCCGACCGGGAACTACTACACGCAGGCAACGTAACCAATAGGGTAAGCTCCCCGCCCTGTAAGTGGGGAGCACTTTTCATGATGTCAAACGAGGACTATTTATGATTTACACAGACAATACAATCCCGGTTAAGGCAAATACCGTGCTTACCCGTGAGTATTGGATAAGCCAAGCAAAAGGAGTGATGGACGAGTACGGAAATCCGTTTCGGGTAATTACCCTGAGGTGGAACTGGAGCGACCTAAACAAGACGGCGGAGTTTGAAAAAACAGAAGGTTTTGAGGATGCCATTATCAGTAAAAACAGGGGCAGTGGAGAATTATCTGTTCGATATCGTTCTCCCGGAAGCATAGTATGGCATCGACCGATTGGCGGCGTCGGCGGGTTTAGAGCGGAATGCCCGGTTACACCAAGAAATATGAAGCTTCTTGCATCGTGTTTTCCAAACAAGACGTGGTTTATCGTTGATGACGATATTCGGCAGATTGTCGAAAAGATGTGGGAAAAGAAACTTGAGATTATGGACCCGAAGACGAAGAAGTTTAATGAGGCATGGTTCAAGCTGATGCACACCTTCCAGCGGGACGTCGACAAGCCCGAAGCAATGCAGGTGACCGATCTTAAAATCGAGGAAAAGAATATCGCCGACCAGAACCTTGAGCTTGCCAGAAAGAAGCAGGATCAGGATTTGCGCGAAGCCAATCTCAACGAGAAAGAAAAAGACCTGGTTGAACGCCAAGTAATAGCCGTTAGTGATGGAAAAGAAATCGTCACCATAGGTGAGGGGGCTTTGAGGTCAATGAAGCTTCACGAACTCAAAAAGCACTATCGAAAGATAGGACTGAAAAACGGTGACAACAAAACGACGAAGGACATACCGGAAATGATTCAGGCCATTCTTGAGAAACAGGGAAAAGCGCTTGATCCTGAACCGGTAGCAACCTTGGAAGATTAAATGCCGACTACTCAGGCAAATGTCACGATGATTCAACGGCGCGTCTCTAATGCATCCCTGCAGGAGATTATAGACGCGTTTGATGAAGTTCAGCTTATTGTGTATTCGCAGAACTGCTTTCAGACGCAGAAGATTCTTTCGACTGGAATGCCGCCGCTTCTTGTAACGAATGATAGCGTGTATGAGTACGATTGCCCGAGTGATTGTCGAAAGACCGCCGCGGTATTTTCAGAGAGTCCGGCAAAGGGGTATTCAAGGAATGTCGGAAACGAACGGCAATACTATTACAGCAATAAATCGTATGTTCAGGCCGATTGTGAAGGCAGGGACGCAAATATCAGCAGTGTAGCAAAAATACGATTCAGAAGCAATCCTGGAACGACAACCGATAAATACCATCACCTGTACTACATCAAACCGACGCGAATTACTGACATTTCTATTGAACTCACTCTTCCGGAGGAGACGCATTATCTTTTGAGAAAAGGTGTGGTCTCAATGTTTACTACCGAAGGGTATGGAGAATCACCGTATGATTCTGCGGTGATAGAAAAGGTTGCCAAGGAGATACGAAAGAAATTGAACTCTGGAATGGGAAGTACATCGGGACTTACTCCGTTTCAGCCTCAGTATCTTGATTATCCGGGGTCACGATGAGCTTGAGAAACAGAATCCCGAGAGAACCACGGACGAGTGATAAACCCATACCGAAGGCTATCACATCATTTCAAGGAATGCTTACCGGCGAACCGGCGTCGAAGATTCCGAATCAATTCTCTGCACTCAATGAAAATGTTATCGATTTCGGCGACTATTATAAGGTGCGTAGCGGAAGCCGACCGTATACCTCATGGCGTTGGGGAATAGAGATATCGAGTGTAGATGTTTCGGGTAACGAAATTACCCTCAAGAATACCCACGATTGGATTACCGGGGACATCGTTTATCTTTCCGGGGTAGCTTTGCCGTCGCCATTCGCTGAGGGTACCGCTTATTGGATTATTTCTACTGCAACAAATAAGGTTAAACTGGCAACTTCTTATGCCAATGCCATAGCCGGAACTGCAATAAATATCACTGCCGATGGAGATGGTTGGGTTTTTTGGGGAGAAATAAACGCCGAAGAGGACCACGATTCGAAGGGTGTTCTTGTCAGAATGTATGGGCAATGTGTTTATATTTTTGACAAGGCAATGACCACTATGAAGAAGGTATTGAATGTTCACGGCACAAACCCTGATGGTGTGTCGTGGATGCAAAAGCATGGTGATGATGTTTTCCTGTTTTCGGCAATCGGTGGGATATTCAAAATTATTTTGGATACCGAACCATGGATGCATCCGGTTAACCTCCCGGTACCTTCGGTGTTGATTGTCGACGTGGTTGAGACAGTGACTAAAATATACGGGTATCTGCATGGATATTCCTTTTCTATTCTTGCCGGAACCGGGAATAGGAGCCGGTTGGACAGTGAAATCCTTTTTGAATCGGCGATGAACCTTGTGGATGGCCAGATAAAGGATTATGGTGAAGTTTATTACGATACCGAACCCGGGGCTGACCTTGCGGTGACTCACGAAGTTGGAACGTATACGCTTCCCGATACAGTACTTTGCGTTACGCACTTCACCGATTATCGCAGTCGCAATATAGGAGAATCAAGCGGGGGAGTATCATCATCGATAAATGGAATTGGAAATCGTCGGGATCTTTTTATCTATACCGCTGATATACCTGTGGCAAAAGCGTTTTTAATCGATGTGGCGGCTAATGTGGCAACGCTTCTTTCGGGGAATGAATTTGTACTTGGAGATGTTTCGTGTACTCTAAAGGACCATAACGGAAATACCGCAAGTATAAGCGTTTTCAATAGCGGGACATCTACTGACCTGGGAGCCGGTCTTAATGGTACGTCATTGGCTTGTGCAATTGGCGGCGGTCGTGTGATGAAGGCCAGTCAGACCGGTAATATTTTGACCATAAACGACGGAACTGATACTTTTGTGTCTGGTGATGTCGGGTTAATGGTGTTTGTCAGTGATGGAACTTACCGGTATGTTAAAAGGTATATCAGTACCGTACAAGTCGAAGTACTGGACAGTGACGATTTTACCGAGTTGGCGATAACAATGAAACCGTTGTCGGGAAATTTTAGTCGCAAGTGGAACGACACCGTTCCCGACGATCCTACCGATATCTCGACGGTAAGCCTGAAGGATTTTTACGAGTACGGAACAGATATTTATGTTCCCAGGAGGCAGTGTAAGCCAATACCGAGCTCAGATTGCGGAATGATTGGAAACGGGTTCATGGTGGCCGCTCCCAGAGACGGTATGCGGTATTATTACTCGCAGATCGGGGATAAGGATTACCACATAGGGTATTATCGGGATCCTACTCAGGCAAAGAAGGTCGGGGGAACCATTCGGCATATCGTTAAATTCCCGTTCAGGGCAATCGTTTTGATGCGGAAGCAGACTGGATCGCTGGCACTCAATAATTCACAGAACGTCGGAAATTCAGAAGTCGGAGAAAATATTTTCGAACTTCCTGAAATGGGGATTGTTGATCCGAAGCGTGGTGTCAATTTGTGGCAGACACTACAGTTTAAAAATGAGGGGCTCCTTTATGCGTTCACAGACGACGGTGCTTTCAGGAGTTTTGATGGCACGGCGTGGAGTGTGCAGAATTTCGCATACCAATCAGGAAGAGATGCGGTATCACGGTATTATCTTCAGAAGCTTGACCAGGCGACAAGGCTTGTAAGCCATTATTCTCCGTATGGAGGATTCAAACTATGGATGACGCGCAATCTTCCGAATACAACTCCATCGGCTACTGTATATCAGGTGATTCAGGAAGTTGAGAGCGGAGAAGAGGATACCATTATTCAAGATGTTGAAGACGGAGAAGAGGATACAATTTATCAGGAAATCGGAGTAATCAATGGCTAGTGAATATGAACATGCCAGTCCCGACGTAAAAGCGCTTGTCGTGAGAATGAACGATCCGTATGCGACGCTTATCACTAAGTTGACCGAGGGAATGATGGGTATTGCCAATGACCGGAACGCTATTGTATTCGCGGACAAGGACGGCAATTTTCACAAAACCTTTCAGGATTCCACCGAGGACGGGGTTATCCCGGAAAACAGTGTTGTTTTCGTGGACTCCGATGGAAAGGCGACATATGACACTGGATTCAAAATTGATATTGCAAATGCCCGTATTGAGTTCCCATTACCGTTTACTCTGGCATTCGGAGATCAGGATACCAACGGTAGCATGAGGATACGTGTAACCACTGATGGCATTTATTTCGGCAAACGAGTTGCAGGAGTTTGGAACGAGGCGGAGATGTTGGCATGAGTTTTATCGTTGATAAAGTAATCGGGGAAACCCCGCTGGTGATTCAGTTCACCGATACCACCGTTGATGCCGTGGCGTGGGAGTGGGATTTCGGTGACGGGACATCTTCTGAAGAGCAGAATCCGAAGCATACTTTTTATACCGAGAATTCGTACACTGTTGTTCAGGTGGTTACACTCTCCGATACTACGACGGTGACGGTGACCAGAACTCATTTCATAATTTCAGTACCCGGAGAAACCACGGCAGAAGAGACGTGTTTGAGGTTTGCAACCGAAGAAAATGAGGGTCGCGGGTGGTCTAAATTAACCGGGACAAACTGGATTGATCCGGCTGATAACTTCGGTGTATCAAGCATTCTAGACGACAACGCCCAGGACAGGGTTGTGTGCCATGATCAGACTGATTTCAGGGTGTACGAAATAGATACCAGCGATCGGATAGTTCACGACCGTCCGGCGCCAGTGGACAAGGAAGGTATACAGAACTCTGAAATTTCATGGGAGAAGCGAGAGGCCGAAACGGTATTCAGTATCATCGAGGAACGAAAATTTATCACCCATGAGGATTCTTCTATCGATGTCCGTCCGGATGACGTTCGAAATCGCGGGGCCGAAGGATATGCCGCAACGGGCCTTCGTAACGCTCAACAGCTTACCCTGAAGGCTTACGCCGATGGTGAGCAGACCGATGCAGGGGCAACCGCAGAGAACTTCCCTGAAGGCGGGGAGGTGGTATTCAGTGGCAGGAAAATGAAGAGCAATCGCCAGCAGATGGCGGTAAGTGGGACGGCTTCGGAGATTACAGTGCTCAATCACATCCATAACTTTCTTGGAAGCGACGAGGCAAAGTCTACTGCAAAGCGTACGATGACCGAGCATACCATACAGCTTGAGCTGGCTACCGGGATGTTGCTTCATGTTTGCCGGGGCATCCTGCCGCTTCTGAATCGCGTTACAGGCCTTAACCTTGGGTCGGGTACTGCGATAGCCGGACCGGACGGCCAAAGCTATTCTGCGGTCTCCTGTGGGGCCACAACGCTTGATAACGCAGCGGCAGTTTCCGACTATACGGTTGTGATCTGGATAAAATCAGGTTCAGGTATCTCCGGGGTTGCCGGTATGACGCTATACGGTACTCATAGTGGTTTTTTGATGTACCATAAACGAGCGGCGAGCGGCCTTGCAGCGAATCGCACTCTTCTGTCTGGAGAGTATTTCGGGATTAGAATATACAGCAAACAGCTCAGCGCCGACGCGCTTGAGTACCTATATGACGACATTGTAGCAGGAGGAAAAGCAGTATGTCCGGTATGAAAACTATTTTCTTGGTGTTGGTGATGATTGGAATGTCTTTCGGGTGGACTGCGAGAATCGATTCTGCCCATATTAAACGCGGTGTAAAAATTGATAGTGGCTTAACGGTTGGAAAAACAGTGGAATGTGATAAGGTTATTGCTGATACTGTAAATGCTTTAGTAGAATTAGTTACTGATTCGATCAACAATACCGGTGGGTATAATGGGGTTAATGGTACATTTAGTGAAGCTGTTAGATGTGATTCTTTTTATTACAAAAATGGAGGAGCATATAAAAGCTTATCGACAACAACTTCTGGACCGGCCTTTGTTTATTGTAATCACAATTCAGATACTGCGTGGGGAACTTTTGAATATACTGTAATTGCTGGAAAATTATTTAATTTCTTTTTTGTCCCGGATTCAAGCCTTTCTTATGACGGCGGTTCAAATTCCTTTGCTTTTAAAATCCCATCGGGCGGCCCATATTGGATAAATGGTCCTTTTACTATACCTGTTTTGATACAGCAAGCTGGTATAGGAAATGGTGGGTGGGAGGATGGATATCTTAGATATATAGCAGGTCATATTTCTAATGAGGTATATAGGAATGCCGGTGAGCCATTTGCTACGGCACCGATAAATATGCGATTAGATTTTACTGGTAAGTTACCATAGTATTGTATTTTTAATTATCATGGAAAATTATGTCCTACTCTTTTCAATTAACCGGCAATCAAAAAACCGATCAGGTGGTTGGTGAGATTGCCGGTGTTCTGAACTGGTTGAAAAGAGAACTCGACAAGAAAGCAGATAAACGGTTACTCGATTCATTGATTCAGGCACTTGAAGCCGGCGGCGACCTTCCGGCGCTGAAATACTGGAGACGAATAGAGGTGGGACATGTTTTGCACTGGCAATATGATTCAAACTTTGGAGTAGGAGCACCTAATTGGGTGACATACGAATCGTCCGACCCGGAACATTGATTCTGTTATTGTTCTTTACTGCGGTTGCTGTTAAAGAATTTAATGATAGTGTTCATATTGCGGTTAACCCCATAACGCATAAAAGCGGATTAAGGGTTGACTCTGCTCTTTACGTTGGTAAAAAGCCTCTTTCCACCAATCCGAAATATTCGGCGGTTTTCGACAGCGCATCAAACCTGCTCAAAACATGGCCGCTCGATTCGATAACAGCGCATTCAACATACTCCGACAGTTCCGGTGTTTCAGGGGTTGCCGACACTGCTTTTAATACCCCTGACAGCGTTGGGTATGCTGACAGTGCAGGAGTTTCAGGAGGATTTGTTCATGGTGTGCCAAAAAATTATCTGACGCATTCGACCGGACCAACAACTCTTGGCGATAGTGCTCTAATGTGGGGAAACTGGAATTATTACGATGGTGGACCGGTTCTTTATTTTGGAACCTATTCATTAACTAATCCTACTTTTTTAATATATAATGCGTCAATAGACGCTGGTACTTCTGCTGATATTAACTTTTACAACGGGGGAACACAATACGGATATAATGTTGGTGTATGTAGGATGGTTTGGGAACGGCTAACAACAGGTTTTTATTCAGGGTTTTCAAGGTTTGCGTTGATTACGTCTGAAGATGCATTGCCTGATAAAAGCATTCATCATTTAGCAATAGATGAGCAGACGGCACAATTGTCATTAAATGATAGTATGGAAAATAGCCCTTCGAGAACGTGGAAGCCGGTATGGATTAAACATGGCGGATTGCAGGTTGAAGATTCTCTGATTATTAAAGATCTTCCTATTATTGCTATGACCGATACAGTTCCTATTATTCGAGGTGATGGTAAAGTTGGCGGAATATCTGCCTCGTCTTTTCGCACCGGGATAGGTGCGGCTTCTACCGTAAATATTTCAGACTCCCTCGACATTATCAGGGATACGCTTAATGATCGGTTACCGCTTCATGGAAAGGCCGACAGTGCCGAAGCTTCAGACAGTTCCGGAAAATCATACCACGGAGTAACCGCAGGATATACCCCATATTCGCTTACTACATCCACCTGGGGAACGAGCAATATTTATTATGACGGAACAAATGACGGGATAAATACCACAATCCCTAAAGGAAAATTTGATATTTCATCGAGCGGAAAAACGCTGTTTCTCGGAGCTGATCCGTCCGGAGCAACCACACGTACAGACGATAATCCTAAAGAGGCAAGAATAGCAGCTATACAATATGACAATGATGAGGAAGGGTCGGCTGCACTTGTTATTTTTAATGATGATATTGACAATCAGTTATTGATCGGTGGAGGATCGAATTTACTCAATGCAGCTACCTCAATAGGTTTTTATACTGCGGCAAACAATAATACTTTGACAGGAACAAATAGATTTGGTATCGCTTCAGATGGAAAAATAATCAGCTATTACGAACACAAGCTTGATTACTCGACCGCAAGCAGAGCTGTGTACCTCGA